CTACTAGAATGGAATTTAAAATACCTAGGATAGATGAGTCACCTATTGATTCACCTAAGCCTGTGCTATTTAATCAACCTAACCCAGAGGCAGCAGAAATATCTAGCTCTTATATAGAGCAAAGAAAAGACGAGTTGGGACTTGTTAAGCCTGAGGCTGAGAAGGTAGAGTCTTTAGATATAGAGAACTCTAAAAGAATTGCAGATGCTTACGATGAGTTAGTAGATAACCCTACAGAGCCAGCAGTTAAGAGTGCTTACGATGCTATGGCTAAAGAAACTTTAGAGCAGTACGCATCTATTCTAGATAAAGGTTATAAGATAGAAATCTGGGAAGGAGAAGGAGAGCCTTATAAGAATAGTGCTGAGATGATTGCTGACGTTAGAGATAACAAGCACATGTATATCTTTGGTACTGAAGCAGGATATGGTGTGGAAGAGATAACTCCTGAGAACAGAGCTGAAAATGCTATGCTTGCAGAGACTGAGTACAAAGATGTTACAGGTAAGACCTTACTTGTAAATGATGTATTTAGATTTGTACATGATTTCTTTGGGCATACTGAACTTGGTAATGGCTTTGGTCCAATAGGTGAAGAGAACGCTTGGATGGTACACTCTAGAATGTATAGTCCTGAAGCTCGTAGAGCTATGACTACAGAAACTAGAGGGCAAAACTCTTGGGTTAACTTCAATAAAGGATTAAGGAGAGATGATGGTAGTATGCCTAAGAGAGGTGATGCTGATTACATTCCATTATCTCAAAGACCTTTCGCTGAGCAGAAGATGGGATTACTTCCTGATGATGTTGCATTCCCTGAGGGTGCACCAGTTAAGGCTCAAGCTCCTGTTGAATCGGAGCTTGGAGAGTTAGAGTTCTATAGAGCTGGTAAGACAGACCCTAAAGACTTAGACCCTGAGATGGCTAAGGACTTTGCTAAAGCTGTATTCTTATCTAAGGATAAAGACTTTGTTCAAGGTTGGGATAAGAACAAGAAGTACGGTGAAGGAGATATTAAAAGAATTAAGATAGATATTAAAAACCCTTTTGATACTAACAACCCTGACACTTGGGATGCTGCTTTAAAGAATAGAATCTTTACTAGAAAGCAGTTAGAAACTCTTAGAGATAGAGGTGAGTATTTAATGGAGGTTGATGGAGTGCCTGAAGCTAACTATATGCAACCAACTGAGAAGGATAATTGGTTGATTATAGAACAGAAAGGAGAGGCACTTAAGAATGCAGGCTATGATTCTTTCTACGTATACGAGAGAGGTGCTAGGAATGTAGGTGTATTTAACAAGGGTGTATACTCTGAAGTTACTGAAGCACCTGCTGAGGTAGTTCCTGTAGAGGTTAAGTATCCTGCACCAAATAATAAACCTTCTAAACTTATAGAGGTAGAAAAAGATTTTGGATTAGAGGAGGGTACTTTATACAACTTGACTAAAACTCCTGAGTTTAAAAACTGGTTCGGAGACAGTAAAGCTGTAGATGAAAATGGAGACCCAATAGTTGTGTATCATGGGACACCTTCTTTAAATATAGAGAGGTTTGACTTATCATCAGCAGAGAGAGAAAGCTCTGGATTAAAAGAGTTTGGATACTACTTTACTACCAATAAAAAATTAGCTGAAGAGTATTCTAAAATTCCATTAAGAGAAGATGTCGCTGAACAGCTTAGAGAAGAAAAAGCAAAATTAGAGAACACTCTAAAAAGCATAAGAACAAGTAAAGAATTTAACGAAATATCATCAAGACTATCTGAAATAGAATCTGTTCTTGACGTTAGAGGTGGTAGAGTTTACCCTGTATTTCTAAAGCTTGACAAGATAAAAGAGTTTGATGCTGAAGGAGAACAGTATGAAAAAGCTTGGTGGAAATTAAAGGTTGATGCAGGATATAAGATTGCTAAAAATAGAGATGCTATGGACTTTCTTAAGGAAGGCAAGTTCGGTATTGAGCAAGTTGATGGAATAAAGGCTACTAACATAGTTGATGCTATTGTGTCTAAACCTGAAAGAGCAGAAGAACTTAGTGGAGATGTTTATTTAGTATTCAAAGGCAAAGAAGATAACATTAAGTTTGCTGATGGTACAGCTACATTCAAACCTTCTGCTTCCTTACCTATCCAACCTACTGAGGCTGATGCTAAGATGATAGAAGATATGAAGGCTCAAGGCTTGCCACCACTAGAGATAGTGTTAGGCTTACAAGAGTCTTACATCAAGCAACTACCTGAGGGTCAACCTCCTATGAATGAGGTAGCTCTTAGACAAAAGGCAGAGCTTATCTTAGAGGGACACGAGAACCCTGAGATGACAGAGGATTACTTTGATATGGCAGCAGAGATGTCTAAAGGTAAGAAGGGTAATATATACGATGTTATAAACTACATTAAAAAAGAAGCAGGTAGAAAGTTAAAGAAAAACTTTAAGCCAGAAGGTGCTATGCCTAGAGATGCCTATACTAAAGATGAGTTCAGAGTAGGTGCTATTAATAAAGAAGTAAAGCAAGCTGAGTTTAATATTCGTAAACTCAAGAAGGCTGTAGATAAGCACAATAAAGCTAACCCTGATAATCAAATAACATATAATGACTTAAACGAATACCTATCTTCTTATAAGTATGGTATAGACCCTGCCTCAAGAAAGGGTGAGGTTAGAGGTGACTCACCTAGATTTAGTATGGAGTCAGACTTCCTATCTACTAGTGATGTAATTGTAGAGAAATCATTCGCCACAAAAGAAGCTCGTGACGAGTACCTTAAAGGTAAGGATATATCCAAGTATGACTTAAAGGAGAAGAAGCTGTCAGAGGGCACTTCTAGGTTCTACACTTACTATAGACCAGAGGTTCTACCTGATGATATTAGAATACCTTTAAATAAAATTAGATTCCATATAGATGGTATGAGTAATCAACTTGTAGAGCAAGGCATTGTATCTGAAAAACTTGCTCTTACAATATCTAGTAATCTTGGTTCTTATATACATAGAACATTCGATGCCTTTGAGAAAGGCTCTGATAGAAGTTACGATTGGGTTAGAGAGAATGAACCTAATAACTTTAAGTTAGCTGCAAATTACTTTAGAAGAAGGGTAGCTCCAGAAGTTAGAAAGGAGAACCCAGACCTTAAAGGTGCTGAGCTTAATAAGGCTATAATAGATAGGGTTGAAACTGAGATGAAGTTAGCACTATCTCCTGACTCTAAATTTAATATGCTTAACCAATTAGAGAAGCAATTCAAGGAAGGTGTTAACCGTTCTATATTAGATGGTCAGAAAGATGTATCAGCATTAAAGACCAGACAGTTTGTACCTGATGATTTAAGAGGTTACTTAGGTGAGGTTGGTAATATAAACAACAACTACCTAGAGAGTACGTTAGCTATTGCTAGGATACTACACAACCACCAATACCAAGCAGCATTAAAAGAGATGTTCTCAGGTAAAGTGTTCTTTGATAATGCTGTTGATGTACCTAAAGATATGCTTAGAGGAGATGAAGCTCCTGTACAAATGGAGACTACCAATCAAGATATAGTAGACCCTCTTGCTGGTATGTGGACTACTCCTGAGATGAAGGAGGCTTTCTCTGGGGACTATGCTCAGATGAGTGGAATTGTTAGTAAGGCTTTAGCTGGTGCTATTGGTATACATAAGGTAACTCAAACAGTTATGTCCTTCCCTTCTCACGCAGTAAACTTCTTTGGTAACTTAGGATACCTTGCTGCTAATGATGTGTTTACATATAAGATGAAGAGTACAGGTAAAGCTATGCTCGAGTCTGCTAAGGCTTCTTGGGTTACTCTGGGTGGGGAACCAAGCCCAGAGTTAGAAAAAAACTATTTAGAATATGTAGAGATGGGTATCGTTGGTACGTCTGCTAGTGCTAAAGATATACTTAAGTATGTTGGAGACTCTCAGATGATAACAGAAAGCCCTGAGCTTTATGGCTCTCTAAAAACAAAAGAGAGTGTTAAGACTCTTGGTGACTTAGCTAAATATCCTGGTAAAGGATTAGAGGCTTTAGCTAAATTGTGGGGTGCTGAGGATGACTTCTTTAAGATTATAGGTTACGAAGTAGCTAAAGATAAAAGGTTAGATATATACATGAGAAATGGTATGTCTGAGGTTGAGGCTAAAAGAAAGATAGCAGATGAGGTTAAGAGTGAGATGCCTACATTCTCTAGATTACCTAAAGCATTTAGAGATATTAAAGGTGTTAGGATTGTGGGTACTTGGCTTACCTATCCTGTTATATCTTTGTACTCTCAAATAGGTACATTCTCTAACGCTGTTGATTTATTAAGAAATGGTAATAAATGGAACGAACCTGAGCTAAAGAAACAAGGTAGGAGAAAAGCTGCGACTAATATGGGCTTTATTGCATTAGCTTCTTTACTAGGTACTTCTCTAAGTTATATGTTTGGAGAAGAAGATGAAGAGGATTACGATAACGCTAGGTTCTTTGTTAGGGATTACCAGCAAGAATCTGAGATACATATAAGTAAAGTTTATGGTACTAGAAATTCTAGAGGTAAGATTGACGGAGGTAAGATGGTTTACTATGACTTCGGAGCTTCTAACGCTTATGGTTCTACACAGAAGATAATGAATATATGGCTTGATAGATTTGAGTCTATAGATGAGATTAGTGCAGAGGAAGAAGAAAAGATGCTAAAGGATATGTTTAATGAGGTAGGTAAAAACCTAGAGAAGAGTGCTAAAGCTTTAGGTATTGATGCTGACCCTGTTACTTCTACAGTATTAGAAGCCTTAACTGGATTTGATGGTTATGGTAAGAGACTATATGAAGTTGAGGACAAGCTTTTAGATAAAGCTTTAAAAGGATTATCTCACATACTAAAAAGAACTATGACTCCAGGTAGTATAAGATATGTTAAAAAGCTAACGGAGGCTGAAGACTTTAAGTCTGAACTTTTATCTCAACTTACTGGTGTTAAGAGACGTGAGGTTAACTTACTAGATGAGATGCAGTATGCCTCTTTCAAATTTGGTTCTGACTTCTACCAAGCTCGTAAAGAACTTAGGAAGAAGATGAGGCAAGTGAGTAAGGGTGAGATGACTATGGATGAGTATAAGTCTATAGCTGAAGAGAAGAGTGCATTCCTTAAAGATAGGGTAGCTCAGATGCACGCAATGTACATGGGTGCTCAGTCGTTAATGTTGAAAGGAGATGATGGAATACGCTCATCAGATAAGCAAGATATAATGGATGTTAACACAGCCCTTCAAAGAAAGATGATATTAGAAGGTGGACTATCTAGAGAAGTTGTTAAGAGGTTTATATTACCTAACGACTATTACGATATTATATCTAGAGTAGAGACTGAAGATTCTTTTGATGTATTGTCTAAGAAGAGGTTGAAAACTTTAGAGAAAGAACTAGGAGAGTAAATAATTAATTACTAACTTAGCATTGATTCACATAGTTGTTTCTTTTTTCTGGTTGATTTGGTCGAGGTTTATTCCTCGACCTTTTCAATTATAAGAAATATACAAAAGCATAGTAGGTATATCTGATGCTCTGAATAACCATAGTTATGGTCTGGACTAAATGACCTTACCCCAAACACAATCCCAGGGAATACCGATATGCCTAGCTCGTACTTCACTAGCTATCAATACCATAAGGACATATCACATTGAAGTATGAATCATCCAGTTCTTTTATTTTAAGAGCAAGCTCACCCCACTTTTTCTCTCCTGCCTCTCTAGTCTTTAAGTCTAGTGGTGTACCTGTACCCATGTTGGACCAGATAACGGAGTTATCATTAAGTAGTTTATCTATACTAGCCTTAACTTTTTTATTTGTGTAGTACGGACTAGTACCATCTTTTCTTTTATTCATATCTAATATCCAGTTAATAATTTAAGTACATCATCAATAGCTTTGTGTCTATGATTATCCTCTAAGACAATCTTATATACGTAGTCTGAATCTTTTATGGTAGCTACGTCTTGTATAGCAGAGTGGTTTACATCCTTAAGGTCTATCTGTTGATTGTCTCCACAGAATATCATTAAAGAACCTTTACCTAATCTACCTAAGGCCATTCTAAACTGAGCCCTAGTTAAGTTCTGAAACTCATCCACTATTACTATAGCATTCTCGAATGTCCTACCCCTGAAGTGAGCTAAGGATACAAGCTCTATCTCGTCTTGCTCTACCATCTTCTGAATCTTCTCAGGCTTGTTATAAACCTTACGCATATTTGACATGATAGGTACAAGCCAAGGCTCTAGCTTTTCTTTCTCATCACCAGGAAGGAAACCATTATCCTCTGTAGCTACAGTAGGGCGAGTAATTATAATCTTATTGTACTCACGCTTGAAGAACATATCAAGTGCTATCTGTACAGCAAGAAGAGTCTTACCAGAACCAGCCTTACCCACAACAAAGTTGAAGGCATGACTTAGTATCTGTTGCTTAGCAATCTTCTGCTCATCTGATAGGGTTATATTGAATTTAATACTACCCTTAGGAGCTTTCTTTTGTTTGTTATCCATTACGAACCACAGGCTTCACAGTCTTCGTCATCTATATTACATGCCTCAGGCTGTTCTTTCTCAGTTAAATCTACTATCCAAGAATCTAAAATATCTTGCTTAGATTTATCTGCTCTTTTCATAGCTTCTTCTTCCCAATTAGTATATTTAGCTTGTTGTTCTAAAGTTGCAGAAAGTTCTTCTTCTTTTTTTAAATCTTCATTCATTTCTTTTTATTTTTAAAATTACCCCTGCTCAGTATAGATTCTATTGTCGCATCAACTTCCTTTTGGTTCGATGGTATGTATATATCTAATTGCTTGTTCTCATCTTGAAGGTGCTTCAAAAACAATTTGAATCTCATACTAAACACTGGGGTTCTTAATCCTTTTGTTTCTATTATAAATCCTGCATCTAAGTTTATAAAGTCTGGTGTATAAGATATGTTCCTTACGTTACCAGTCATCTGCTTAAATACTTTCTTTCCTTTTGTCTTACCCTTATCCATAAGGAGACCCTCGAACTTGAATTTTTCTACAAGCTCGAAGGTCTTGCCCTCATACTCATGGGGGATTTTAGCTTTATTAAGTTGTCGATAGCAGTACAACTCTAGCCCTGAGGCAAATGTTATACCATCTTCTGTATGCTTCTTAGCCTTAGTTATTTTCTTTCCTTTACGTCTCTTATATTGCATACACTAATGTACAATATAATTAAAAAGATTCCCAGTCGGCTTTAGGTATTTTTCTAAGGGTGAAGTGTTGCTTGTAATCCTTCATTGGCAGTAGGATTATCTCAGCTTCTTTATCATCTCCTCCATAAACAATTTTTAAAGACTCATAATTATCCTTTAATATTTGTCTTAACAAAGACATCTCTATAAAGAAAAGATACACATACTTATCATCAAGATTCGTATAGTTATATATAAATATGTCTGCCTCACTTCTTGATATGCCAGATGATTTACCAGCATCTCTAATCTCTAGAGCCATGTTACCAGTGTTCTTATACCTATCGCTTTTGATTTCAAAGCTCAAGGTCTTACCATCCTTAGTACCTTTGATGTCCCACTTGTAATCCTTATTGAAGGATAGGTTGCTTAAACCATTGAGCATCATGTACATACCTATGATGTGTTCCCACTTCTCACCCCAGGATAAGTCCCCTTTAAAATTATCCCTTGACATACTTGAAACTTTCTGGTAGCTCAGTACAGTCTCCTATGATTTCATCCTTCCACTTTTCTTTCTTCTCCTCCATAGCTACCTGCAATAAGATTAGATACCCAGTTAAATCTTGTATATCATTCTCTTCCTCGAAAGACTTTTGGTTTATAATCCTATTCATCTTATCGTTTATCCTAGCCTTGATAGCTTGAACAGGTTCTATATCAAATAGAACCCCTCTCTCAAATACTGCGTTACCATAAGACTCATTCTTCTTTACCAGTAAGTCTCTTATCTCGTTACACTTCTCTATTATTTCTTCTTGCATCTTCCTTGCTTTTTAAATATTGTTCTTTCTTTTTACAAGCACAGCTTCGCTTACATGTATTCTGTACTTCATCCTCAGGTATCTCTGTAAAACCTTTAAGGTCATACCTCTCTTGATTGATACTTGGAGTATCTTTGAAATTATTCCAGACATCTTTAATAGTTCTAATGATTAATGAAATGTGCTGTATCATATCTTGCCACTAACTGTTCCGCCTGGTCGTTTAATTATACCACCAAACCCACTACCTTTCTCTCTGACTGGCTCCATATACTCATCACAACAGACTGCCTCAGGACAAACTATCTCGCCATCAACTATCTTCATTGTGTGTTTGAGTATCTCTCTAACATTAGAGTTACAAACTTTGCACTTAAACTTAGCCATGTTTATTTTCTTTTCTATTACTAAAAGCATCTATGATTATAGATAAAGCAACCACAGTTATTATTATAATTAAAACGTTCTCTAACATATTGTCTTATTTATTTGTGAATCAATTACTACTTCAGCCCACTCGTAACATTCGTGTGGGGTTTTAAACTTCTTAGAAAATTCTGTAAGCCAGTTACCTGTCTTCAATCCTCTCTTGTATATACCACATATCCAGCCTGAGCCTGCATTGGCTAGTGGGGACACTTGAACCCACCAACCAATCTCAATTAGAGTATCTATCTTTCTAGCTTCCACTCTTATCGTTTGTTAAACCAAAGATATACTTAGCTACCTTATCTGCATTATCTAGCAAGGACTTAGCGTTCTTTGTAGTTGGTAATGTTGAGGCTAACTCTACTGCTTTAGCTCTCATCTCACAATCAAACTTGATTAATCTTAATCTTTGTTCTGAATCTTTTTGTTGCTTGTTCATGGTAATATATTTTAATGTTAGTCCATAGCCAAGGGTAGAGTGACTTAAGCTCTACCTTTGACGCTGACTTGCCTAGCACCCCTGCCAGGACTTTTCACTGTATGCCCAACTCAAGTATGGTACTCACTTATAAATCTTTGTAGTGTGGTTTGTTTTTATTGTGCTCCTTAATCTTTAACTCACCCTTCTTTATTTTTATAGTAACCTCATCTAAGTTACAATCCTCTATCATCATACTGAAGTGGGTTAACACTTCGAAGACTGATTTGTCTCTAAACTTTATAGACATAGGTTGCCCATTAGATTGTCTAGAGTTTAAGTCTGTTAAAGTTCCTTTGTAGTACATATATCTTTTAGTAAACATCATGAGACATACATAGGTATCTATGACTCACAACTTTGGTTATCTTTATTTCTACATCAACCTTAGACTTGTGCCTATACCTTAAAGAGTTTAAGAATCTTTTGTTCTTCTCTAACTCTGAAGGCTCCAAGTCTGTAACGCAAGTCTCATGCTTAGCTTCATTCCACTTCTTAGACTTGACTTCAATACCTTTACTTAGCCTTATAGTTCTCCACTTATAGTATACTGTTGCATGGTGTATTTCTTTTTTCATATCCTTGTCCTTTAATAGTGTAGAGCTTCTCCTTTAGATTACTATTCATAACCTTCAATGATAGTATCGTACTTCTTAGCTCAGATATTAATTGCTCTTGAGAGCAATCTCTATATTTATATTCTTCTACATCACCCTCCATCTCCATAAGTAAATCGTTTACTTTATCATTCAACATAGAGAATAACTTAATGTATTGCTTATCATAAGCCAAGCAATCGTTATGTAATTTTCTGTAATGTATTATAGTAGCGTGATGCTTACCTAATATATTTGATATAATCCTTAAAGGAAAAGGGAAATGCTTTAGTATTACATTAGATATGCAAGCGTTAGTCTCTACTATGTTTCTCTCCCTAGTACCTATGCTTGTACTCTTAACCTTTCTTTCTTCGTAAGCTACAGCAAACAACTCTTTGATTATATTAGTTTCCTTATCTGTTATATTTAACGTATCAAAATGATTGGTAGCTTTATCTATAGCCATATTAAAATTAACTGTATTCATCTTCTAGTTTATTTGATAGTTCAAATTCTTTTAACTTACTCTTAACATCCTCGTACTTAGAGTGTATGTGTATCGCATCAGCCTGAGCTTTGATACAGTTATCTTTATAAGATAGCATCTTAAAGTAAGTCTGCATAAATTCTATACACGCTTGCCTCATAAGTTCTAACCTTACAACTCTCTTATCTAGCAATGCGTGGTTAGGGTTTCTTGTTTTAAATTCCTGTAGCTCCAGCTCCATGGTGTTTATCTCCTCAAAGAATTTATTATATACTCTCATGCCATTCTGTTCAGCATCGTTAGGCGATGCTTCCCTTACTAGGTTTAATGCTTTCTCTACTAGTTCTAAGTCTCTCATTCTAAATCTTTAGGGTTCAACCACATATCATCATCTATCTCATCTATATCTATGAGCTTCTCAGGTTCTTTATACTGCTCCTCTAAAGGGTCGTAGTACATCATAGTCTTTCTATTGAAGGCTCTGAACCTACATATATCTTTTGAGTAAGCAAGTATCACAGGGTTCTCATCATTGGTAGGTACACCTACTAACTTCTGAAACTTAACTTTCCTTACGTGTACTTGAGTCTTATCCCAGTCCTCTGAGTTAGGATTCCTATGTATCGTAATAAAGTTATCACTCCTGTTAGCCCATACACCACCACCCTCTGCATCGTACATTCCTGGAGGTCTAGTCGAGCCATCATCTGACACAGCCCTAGACTTAGCAGAGATAGAGTGTGTTGATATGATGAAGTGTAAGTTATACTTATCTTTAAATCTTCTTATCGAAGCCAAACTTTTATATATGAAGTCATACATAATCGCAGTGTCTGGCTTTCTTAAATCATTCCATGGGTCTATAACACAACCATCAATCTTCTTCTCGTAGCACAATCTCTCAAACTCTCTAAGCACATCCGATGTAGTAGGTACTTCCTCAAACTCTAGAAAGAAAAAGTGTTCAGCTATAAAGTCAATAGACTTATCTAACCTATCCATACTCATGCGACTCATCTTATCTTTATCAGCAGTCATACCACACATCATCTCAGCTATCTCTATCATGATGTCTCCTACTGGTGAGTTCTCAGGTGAGTACACTGCCCACTTCCAACCATACTGCTTACTCATCAAGAGCATAAGGTAGAATAAGAATGTACTCTTACCTCTGTTAGCTAGTCCAGTAATAATGGTAAGCTCCTTCTTCCTCATTGTGAAGTGAGGGTCTAGTGGAGTGATACCAGTACTAAGTCCTTTAGTGTACCCTTCATTGTAGATGCCTGAGATATATTCTTTAATATCTTTCTTTGTCTGCAACTTAGCAGAGACATACTTCTCTTGTTCTAAACTCATCGCTCTACTTCTTATTTGATAGGTTACTACATCTTAGCTTCTGATTAAGTAGGTTATAAACTGTACTCGCCTGCTCATTGTTAGAGTATATTTCTTCTAATGGTTCTGTTAAACCATCTATGTATATCTTAACTATTGAGTCCTCAAGAAAGAAGCATAAGACTCTGGTAATATCTATGGTTGCTCCTTTATTTATCTTCACAAAATTCATAACGTTTCTTTTTCTTGGTTAAAAAAGGGGAAGCGTTTAGCTCCCCCTTGTAATTCAATACACTCTACTCTAGATTAGAATGGTAACCCATCATCCTCTTGAGCCTTAGACTTTGTATTGTTTCCTTTAGCTGTAGGCTTGAAGGTATCAACCTCTACGTAGTGAGTCTTACCATACTCGTCAGCACCACCACGTTTCTTTACAACCTTTAGCTTTACATATTTATCTCCGTTGTATTCGAACATAAACTCTTTAGCATCTACACCTAACTTACTTAGGTTAAGAGAAAACTCTACTAAGTCTCCATCAAATTTCTCAGTTCCATTACCGATGTAAATCTTTTCTTTTGTCATTGTACTCATAATTAAAAAAATAATTGTTTAAATGTTTTCATTCCCATCTGGTTGTCGATTAAGTTTGCAATGTACATAGCCTGCTCAATAGTGAATAGTCTAGGTTCCTTTACATACTTTCTTAAGGTTGGATAAGACATGGGAATATCGTTCCTCTCCATCCCTAAATGTATACCCCTCATAGAGAGGTTGTTCTCTGTTAGTTCTTGTTTTAAATAACTCATTATAATGTTTCTGTTATTAAGTGTTCTTCAACTACTTGTTCGTTGTCTATAAAGAATCTCCTATAGGTATCTAGTAAATACTTATACTCATCTCTACCTCTATCTGTAAACTCTTTACCTGCATAGAATATAGATACGTTGTAAGGCATCTCTTTCTCCTGCGTTATAAAGATAAACTCATTACAACCAAAGCCATCTGAATAGAATGCTGATTGCCTATCGTATCCATACTTCCTACACGAGCCTGAGAAACCCCAATGACTTCCATCTCCAGTAGTCTTAAGGTCTATAAGGGTTGAGCCATTACGATAGTCAGCCTTACCTTTACAGAACACACCAGTGTCATCATCCTGCCAGGCGTTAGCTATCTCTCTCTCTCCCTCAGTAACGAGTAGGTCCCTCACTTCTCTGTGAGAGAACAACACATCCTGCATACGCATTATCTTATCGTACTCCTTCTGTAGTATTATGGTTGGTGCATCAGGATTGTTAGCCTTAAACTCTTTATATCCTTTAGTAGTTCTTGTAGCTGAATCGAATACCTTAACCTTGTCGTTAAACTCATTAGGTTCTAACATAGCTACATGGTATGCTCTCCCAAATATCATAGGGAAAGTTTCCGTTCTCAAATGAGGGTTGTCCCTCATAAGTTTGTAGGTACGTACATCTTTCTTTATCAACCCCAACTGCGAGTTCGTAACAAACTCGTAGTCAGAGTAATAGAAAGAGTCATCCTCTATCTTCTTTATGAACTTATCTAGGTTCACTATTGTAGAGTGTTAATTGTTTTCTTTAACGTATCCTCTTGAGTCTTAGTAAGTAGGTATCCACTCATCTTCTGCTCAACCACTGCACCCTTACCATCCTCAATAGCTTTAATCATAGCCTTGTATTTGTCTGCTGATAACTTAGGCTTAGATGTATTAGTTTTTAAGTTACTCTTGTACCTAGTCTGAGAAGTAACTGATGCGTTACCATCATCATCCTCACCAGTAATCACACCTATGAATGAAGCTAGTGCGTATCTTCTAGCATAAGAGATAGCTGAACCTACACCATGTGCATCTTCCTTAGATGGAATGTACATAGTAGATGAGATGAACTCTCCACTTGAGTGTGATAGGATTGTTGTTACACCACCTATATCAGTAGGCATCTGTATGATAGCTAGTTCGTTATCAGCAAGTAGCTTACGAACAGAATCCCACACTGAACCTAAGTCAGCATAGCTTGATTTGAAAAAAGGGTTCTTTGAATTTTCCTTAGCAGGTCTTAGTTGAGCCTGCACTTTTGATAGGGCAAGGGTTAGCTTGCCGATTGTTTCTGATTTCTCCATGTTGTCTTTAATTTAATTTAGCTTTTACAAATATAAAAAAAGTTTCTAACTCTTGCAAATTTTATTAGAAATATTTTGTTTAATTTTATTTAGGAAGTCGCACTTCATGTAGTCTTCATCCTGTTCGAACATCTCTATGAGCCAGTCTAAGGTTACGATTATATCCTGCATCTCCTCATCTGTACCATCAATATTCTCATGACCTAAGTGTTCCTCTATCTGTACGATAGACTTGTATATTTCTTCTACTTCATTCTCCATTATCTATCTATTTTATAACCACTCACTAGGTATTTACCAGTAGACTTAATCGTCATAGGTGGACTGTTAGTCCCCATAAGCATGGAGTAGTTATCGTTAATATTAATTTGTCTTACCTCATCTACTATCTTAATCTTACCATCCTCAATCTCAAACTCTGATTCTGGTATTGAGTATAGGTACTTACCATCCTCGTATACATCATACATCTCTACGTTGAAGGTACTATTCTTTTTTCTTACTGCTTCTATCATGACTTTATTCTTTAGTTGTTACTATTATTATCGCCAGTATTACCAGCCAACACACTATTACTTTCATTACACTTAGTTTGTTTAAGTTCTTCTTCTAGTTCTTTAACTCTTTTCTCTAAGGCTTGTATCCTCAGTATATTAAATTCATTACTACTCATTGCTTTCTTTATCTATGTTAATGATTACCCACCTAATAAATTCATATCTACTAATTTGTTAACTAAAGTTTCTAAGTTTTTAGATTCCTTAATGTTTTTACCATCGAAAAACAATACCCACTTTTTTATTCTTTGTGAGAAAAATATATCAATTTCGTGAGTTTCGTTTTCTACTTCAAATGCTGCTAGAGTTTGTATAGCGTTTGCATCTTGAATTTCTTGTAATAATTGTGTAGCGTTCATAAATTCTAGTTGTTTGTAGGTTGTAAATCTTCAGAGAATATATCAATGGATAACCATATCTGTTCCATTGTTGCATCATTTGTTAATGACTTGTATAATATGTCCTGTGCAGTATCTTCATCGCAAATATATCTCTGCTTAACATCTGCTACATTCCATAGGTTGTCTACAAAGTATCCTTCCTTTTTTAACACTTCTTTTGCTTGTTCTACATTCATAATTTCTAGTTGTTTTGGTCTTTAATAAATTCTACTATGGCGTTATATGTATCTTCTATAGTCCATATATTTTCGTACCCCTCTGTAAGTTTTGAGTATGTTTCATCAAATGGTGTGTTATAGTAATCGTCCCCTATCTTTTGAACTACTGGCATCAGCCAATCCCAAGATACATCATACCTTAACTCACTTAATTCAAATGTACCATGACTAACATTGTATAAGGTAGCATCTGTAATCTCATTATGAGGGTGGGTACACCCCATAAATTTTGCTATAAGGATGTTACTCATATTAATGTCGTGTTGCTTACTGCTTTCTATTGCATCTTTACTTCTTAAGTCCATCTTCTTGTTTTTTAGGTTTAACATCTTTGGTCTTGAGGATAGTGAGTTGGTGTTCTTTATCTAATGCTCTCTCGTGCATCTCTCTCTGTATCCTGCTACTATCTGCGTATGATTCTCTCATAGCTATAAATAATTCTTTCATCTGTCCCATAGTTTTAATC